AGGTCGCTGGAATGGTAAGCTCTAGAGTTAGACTCTAGAGCTATCGAAGGACATTAAGAAAGTTGAGCTATTTTTTCGCTAACTTTCTTAAACATTATTAAATACATTTCCTTTTTGATTGAATCTAACTCGTGACAATATTTAGTGTAATACTTGTATCTCAATTGATTTAAGTTCATAAATACCTCCGATGAGTTAATTATAACACAGCTTGTCAAGAATAACAAGTAGTTTTGACATAGTTTTTAATTATAAACTATTATAAACACATAGAGCAGTGCTCAGAATACTTAACCATTAGTAATGGAGTGTTTCAAATGGATAAGCCAAAGAAGGCTAAAAACAAAGGTGGTCGTCCTACTAAATATACTGACGATATACCTCAAAAACTAATCGATTTCTTTAATAGACCCCTAAGAACTAAAAAGATTGTACAGCAAGCGACCGCCAGAGGTGTTGTAGATGTAGAGATAGAACAATTTTGCGATCCTCCTTTTATCGAATCTTTTTGCGCTGAGTTACTTATTAGTAAACAAACTTTCTACAGATGGGTTGATGAAAAAGACGAGTTTCGTGACGCATTTAACACAGTGAAGCCTATTCAAGCTAAAGTCCTATTGATTGGAGCTATGCAAGGCTCTTATAATTCTTCTATTTCTAAGTTAGTTCTCGCTAATTGTACTGACTATAGAGAAAAAAGAGAAGAGACTGAAAGCAAAGAAATTAAAGTAGTTCTATCAGATGACAGAGCAACAAAACTTTAAGCTGTGGCAAGGTGATTGCCTTGAGCTTATGAAAGATATTCCTGATAATTCAATTGATATGGTTCTAACAGATCCTCCCTATGGAACTACTGCCTGTAAGTGGGACACTGTTATAGATTTTGATTTAATGTGGGCGCAGCTTAAGCGTATTACTAAAGATAATGGAGCAATATGTTTGTTTGGGAGTGAACCATTTAGTAGTGCTCTAAGGATGTCTAATATTAAGCAGTTTAAATATGACTGGGTTTGGCAAAAAGACAAGGCAACCGGATTTCTGAACTCAAAAAAACAACCACTAAGATCTAATGAAATAATAAGTGTGTTCTATAAAAAACAACCAACATACAACCCGCAGTTTTGGGACTCTAAGCCAATGAATACTGTATATAATGGCGGGGTGGCTAATAATGGTAAAAGCACAGATGTTTATGGCAAACAAAAACAAGTAAAAAGAAAAGAATTAAACAGCACTAAAAGATATCCAATAACAAACATAAAGTTTAATCAGGTCAATGGGCAAGCAAAAATCAAATGCCATCCAACTCAAAAACCAGTTGCGTTACTAGAATACCTAATCAAAACCTACACTTTAGAAAATGAAACTGTTCTAGATTTTACAATGGGGTCAGGTAGTACCGGAGTCGCTTGCAAAAACTTAGATAGAAACTTTATAGGTATAGAAAAAGACGAGAAATACTTTGGAATCGCAGAACAACGAATTCAAGCTAACTGATAAGCAGACACAAGCTTTAGAGCTTTGCATATCTGACGCTAAGAACATAATGCTCTATGGTGGCTCAAGATCAGGCAAAACATTCTTTGCTTGTTGGGCAATTACTATGCGAGCAATCAATGAAGCTAACTCTAGACATTGCGTTTTGAGAGAAAAGTTTAACGCTGCAAAAAGATCGTTGTGGCTTGACACATTTCCTAAAGTGTTTGCTATTGCATTTCCTCATGTACCAATTAAGCAACATGGTACTGACTATTATTACACTCTCCCTAATAAATCTGAAATCTGGATAGGTGGACTAGACAGCAAAGAGAGAACAGAAAAGATACTAGGTAACGAGTATTCTACTTTATACTTTAACGAGTGTTCTCAGTTAGATTACTCAAGTATTCAAATGGCGAGAACTAGACTTGCTCAAAAGAACAACTTAGTTAAAAAAACTTATTACGATCAAAACCCTCCAGTAAAAAGTCATTGGAGTTATTGGCTTTTTGAAAAGAAGTTAAATCCATTAGATGAAGAGCCTGTAAAAGACCCTAACAACTACGCTTCATTGTTAATGAACCCACAAGATAATTTAGAAAACATTGACGATGAGTACTTAGCACTTCTTGAGTCAATGCCAGAAGAGCAGCGCAAACGCTTTCTTTTAGGGGAATACGGGGATGAGTCAGATGGTCAAGTCTACTATGCTTTTAGAAGAGAAGAGCATGTTAAAGACTTTAAACTACCTAATTACGGCTCAATATTTATAGGTATGGACTTTAACGTAGACCCTATGACAGCAACATTAATGACAATGATTAATGGTAAGTTCTTTATCTTTGATGAGATATATTTAAACAATGCAGATACTTATAGAATGACTGAAGAGCTTAAAAAGAAGAAATACGCTGGCACTGTTATACCTGACTCTACAGGTAAAAATAGAAAGACCTCCGGTAAGTCAGACTTTGAAATACTTAAAGAGGCAGGCTTTAGAATACCCTCAGTAAAAAACCCTTTCGTAACTGATAGAGTCAATAATGCTAATCGACTCTTTACAGCTAATAAAATAGTAGTGCATCCTAGATGTAAGAAGCTCATTAACGATTTAGAAAAAGTATCATGGAAGGATAACAAGATAGATCAAAAAGGAGCTAATAAGCATTTAAGTCATATCAGTGACGCTATGTCTTATGCTCTTTGGCATCTAGACCCAATAGGGCTTAACGTAAATAAAATATCAATTAACAAATATAGGTAGATTATGAACTTAATAAACATCACAGACAGGCAAAAACTGATTCAAGACATTCAATCAGAAAACACTAAGGCTAGAAAGCAAGAATCACTGCGTTCAAGTGAAACTTATGGCGGTAGATTCGATCAATACGTTAGAGAGTATTTAGAAGGTCAATTCTATCGTGAGTCAGTTAAAGAGATGCCTGTCGTATCGAGTATTAACATTTTAAAAGCTATTGTTGATAAAAAAGCATCTATATACAAGAAAGCTCCAAGCAGAGTATTTAGTGATGTAAGCGAAGAGCGAGAAGAAACGCTTAAATTAATTTATAGAGACTTAAAAGCTAATATGAAGCTTAATGCTTCAAACAAAGCTTATGTTTATCAAGGTCAATCTATCGGGATGATTCTACCTAAGAATGGCAAGCTTTGTATGCGCATATTTAAGATGCATCAAATTGATGTCATTGTAGATTATGAAGACCCTGAAAGTGCTAGAGGTTATATCATATCAGCATTTGATAGAAGTGATTATATTCAAGAATCACAAGATGATTTAAGAATCGATACCGCAACAGGTGTTAGACCTGATTCACTAAGAAGTTCATCAAGTGAGTTATTTGAGAGTGAGTTAGCAGATAAGTATCAATTTAAAAAATATGTTGAAAAGTATATCGTATGGACTAAAGAGCTAAACTTTCTAATGAACGGGTTAGGTGAAGTTCTTGACCCTGAAACTGGAGAAGTAGCAAGTGAATTAGACATTACTAGTCCACTAGCTAGTGAAGGCATTATGCCTTTCTTTGAAGTATCGAACGATAAAGACTTCGAATTCTTTGTAAGATCATCAAATACTTTAACTGAGTTTACTATTCAATTTAATGCTGCACTTTCAGATTTACAAAATAATATGAAAATGAACGGCTATAGTGTTGGCATATTAAAAGCTCCAAGTGAGCTGCAGCCTGAGACTCAAGTTATAGGTCCTGCAATGTTGCTTAAATTGCCAACAGATGACCCTGATAAAGTTGTCGATTTTGGCTTTGCTTCGCCTAATAGCTCTATTGGAGAAATAAGTGATTCAATTGATAAGATGCTTAACTACTTCACTACTTCTGAAGGACTTGGCAGTGAAGTTATTAACTCTCAAGGTTCATCTGAGTCTTACGCAAGTGGACTAGATCGCTTTATTGCAAGCGTTAATAAAATTGAAGCTCACTCAGATGATTATGAGAAATATAGAGAGTGTGAAGACCAGATATTTAAAATAATACTTGCTTGGCAACGAGTGTTAGCTAACTCAGATATGCTCGATAGAAAGTATAAGTTAGGCAGCGTAAGTGAAGACGCTGCAATCGATGTTAAATATAATCAACCTGAAATGATTCAAACGCAATCAGAAATGATTGCTAATCTTAGAGAAAAGATTGATCTAGGTGTTATGTCAAAAGTAGATGCAATCATGGAGCTTAGAGGTCTTGATGATAGAG